ACAGTCTAGAGTTATTGTACAGCAGTGCAGCTGTGCCTCGATCTAAAACCTGATAATTATCGAATCTACTATCAGTGAGTATAACAGGATTGACCGCCGTGCTTTCGTCTAGCTCTGGATCTTGATTGTCAGCACCGATCTCAACACCGATCGTAGTATTAGTCACTGTAACAATTTTGAAAAATCCCTGTAGGTTAATTATGTTTCTAAATCCCACATAAGTTTCAACTTCAAATGCATGTGGTCGATTAAAGGTAACTGTCACTGTGGTGTCATCAAATCTTTCCACTGCAATTACAAATAACATTTCGGATTGATTGGATCTCAGCACTGTCCAAGAATCTTTATCGAATGTAATCCATATATGATCGTTTTCTCTAACTGTAGAGATATTCAACGTGGTCAAGGCTGCTTGAGTAGCTATAACATGTTCGTATTGATCTTCATAGACATACCCTGCAGTTGATGTAGGTTCTGTGTCTACAGAAGTTGGGGTGATGTCTGCGGTGTAAGGGATTGGACTAATAGTAAAATTATTAGCTGTGATCCTATAATTTTGATCAGTAACAGTGGATGTTACTGTTTCTGCAGATTGGAGTAGAAATAGCTGAGGATTTAACAGAAGTTTATTTTTTTCTATTTGTATTTCTATTTCTCTAAGCTGGTCAGTGCCTCCCATGCGACCTACTAAAAAGGCCCACTCTTCGTTGAGAGTCACACTATCAGCTCCTGATCGACTGAGCTTACCAAATATTTTTGTTATGGCATTGGCCGATCCCTTTTCACGAATAAATCCTTGATACAGCTGAAATTGACTCACTGGATCTTCGGCCAGATTGTTTAAATAATCTCTCTGTTGATATCCTATGGTGTGTCTTGCTAGTGCTCTTTGACTTTGATTCGTACCTTCAGACGATGTTTCAAAATAATCGCTAAACTGTTTGATCTTGTAGTCAAAGTTAGGAATTAATTGTTTTTGCGGCGTAGAATCTAATTTGGTCCAAAAAGAATCATTGAAAATTTCTGCGCCTAGTTGATTTCTTAAACTGGTCCAGTTAAAACTTTTATATGAAACTATATCACCTAATCTGTAATCTGTAAACGGTTGCCAGATCTGTATGTTAACGTTATCAAACAAGAACCCCGGGCTGGTGTAATCGCCGTCCCAGTCTACTGTGCGAAATCCCTGTGCCTTGATACGACTTTGACGATATCCTGTGGTTTTATCATAGATGATGTCGTTGAACACTGTACGATCATCAAATATAGTAACATGTTCTTTGAGAACATAATTTAATTTCAGGAAAAATATACCATCAGTGGTATTAGCGGTTTCTACGGTGATGTTTTGAAAACTGCGATTGACATTTATAAATCTTGGTTCTAAAGGTTTGCCATCACCTTTCAATACCTGATAGTCATAGAACCCATCAAGTATATTATCTGCTACTCCTACAGGTACCACAACATCTACCTTTTGTGCTACAGGACTGATAGCAATTAACGAACCTTGTTCCCAGTTGTGTTTGGTCCAAAACATAAATTCTTTGGCACTGCTGAGCCAGTCTTGGCTGACTTGATTTTCAGGATCATATCTATCAAATCTAAATCCTAGACTTTTTAGATAACTTTCATAACCTAATAGAAAATCCACTACCTGCTGTACAGTGGTAAACAGTGTGCCGTAACTGATGCGTTTTACCGACAGTGTATTAAATGTACGGCGGCGCTGTGCTTCCACTGCACCTACTTTAGGAATATCACTGAGTTTTTGCCATACGGTGTTATCAAAGGAATCTCCGCTATTGTGTGTGCGCAGTGCTCTATAAAAATCATTAGAGTATCGCACTATTGTACCGTTGTTGTAATTTTTATCTGTGGTCCAATCTAAGAATGTTTCACTGACTCCACCTACTGATATTACCGGATCTCTTTGGCTGGCCAGAGCCTGATGATATTCAAAATAAGGGTGTATGTCATCATACCCGGTGGCTATCCACCCGCCTTGTGTTTTTTCAAATATAACTCCGCTGATAGCCACTGTGGCCACGGGAGCACCTACATTAAAAATGATATCATAATTTTCTGCAGGAACATATATACTGCTGGTAGTAGCCGAGGGGCTTTTTGAATCTAGTAAGAATTTCTGCTGTTGTTGATCTACAAACCCACTCATTCTAAAACTCAAGGCAACATCAAGTCTGTTTATTTTTTCTAATATACTATCTTGAGGAATGCCTCTGGATTTTATGTAGGCCACAATATATTTCAACAGACCGATGTGCGAATCTGATAATGTATCTGGAGCAATTTCACCAAGTGTACTGAACAGAGAAGTCGTGCTATTCACTGTCTGATCTAAGATGTTGGTAATAGTTCTAGAACGATCAAAGTTATCGGTGATAAATTCAAAAGGTTTCATCAAACACATGGCCATGACAACAGCGAATGGCCATTCTGAACTAGACCTCCAAGCATATTCTACTGGACTGATATCACCCAGCACAAACGGACCTCGGTTATTGATCAGTGAAAAATCCTGTGCTAGACTGCTGTCTAATGGACTCAATAATACTCCATCTCCATCAACAGGAATGTGATTCAACAATCCTGGACGTTTGTATCTATCGTGCCGGCCGGCTCTGATTCCTTGTCTAATATGCCCATTCTCTAGATCTTCCCAGAGCAATAGATTGTTGCGTGTATATGGGGCAGCACCATACTGTGTTTGCCACCAATCAGGTTCTTGTGAAAATCCCAGCATCTCCCACGGACAGCGGTGTGGTCGATCTGTGTCATAGAACCATTGATAAACTCCTCTCCAATACCCGGGCAAGGACTGTGTCTTTGAAGGATCTGACATTCTGGAATAGGTATAGGTGAAACTATTCTCACTATCAAAATACGTGTTTAAGGTATAATTGATATTGGTGTTCTGTATCCATTTTAAAAATTCTTGATTTACGATATTATCTAATTGCGGTTTAGTGTAAAGCCCCGCCCCGTAGTAACCACCCAGAATAGTATCAATGTCGAAGATCTCAGGATCGTATTCCTGTTTGATGTTGTTGTAGATACGATATTCAAGTTCTAATAATAAATCATCTCTGAAATCACCATAGGCGGCGGTGATACTGCCGTCGTGCCCCTGTATGACTTCACGAGGTTCCTGATAGGTATCGTCTACAAATTTCATAGGAGTGTATTTTTTATACAGTCCCATGCTGGTAGGAGTTGGTGGAACATGACTAGTAGCTGTGGAAATATATTCACGTATTTCTACTACATCATTTTCTTCGAGAGTAACAGTTAGCTGTACAAAACCAAACGTTGAATTAAACACGTAATCTCTAACATTTAATAATTGACTATTATTGAGATACACATACACTGCTCGTTTGCTGAGAGTGTTGAGATCAAACTTTTCACTAAGTGCAAATGTTGTTATCCCTACATCTTCTACTTTATAGGTGATGACTGTATAGGCACCCGCTCCTAACATGTCACTGTCTGCAAAAGGACTTGCTACTGTTTTATTTTTTGCTAGACTAATAATTACATCATCAACGAAATCCGGAACACTGTCATTGTAAGCGATTTCTAATGCCCTAGCAGCAAAATTATTTCTAAAGTCTGTGTAGGCTTTTTTCGCATATTGTATTGATTTAACAACATTGTGAGTCTTATCACACAAGGTCATTATGGCCAGTGGTGCGATTCCTGAGTGTTTCAAGAATCGTTTAGCGTGTTTTTCGTATCCAGCAATATCTCTTAGATTACTGACTCCTGGAATAGTGCCACTGAGTACAGAACCAAATTCTACTGCTGAAACAACGTGGTCTACGGCTTGACCTAGTGTAAATGATGTCAGTTGTGCATTTAACGGATTTTTTTCCAACCCTGCGGGAATTTCGTAATAGCCTTGATCTGGTTCGAGATCTGTGATAATTTTCAATGTCACTGAGTCTTTGGCAGACAGTGTAAAAGGGAACACAAATATATCAAGAGTTCTAGTATAAGGCTCTGTGTATTTTACGCCATTGATATAAACATTGATAGTTGGATCCGTGGTTAACATAGACCAATCTATAGTATTAAATGACAGCGTGTCAGTGTCGCTGATAACCAATTGACTGTCAATGATAGGTTGCATGTAATCTGCACCTGCCAGTAACCAGCCATTGTCATAAACTGAATCTGGATTAAACTTGTAATAACCAGTAGATATTTTTACACTTTTAGGTGTGCGTGTTTCTGTATACTCAGCAACATCTGAATCCCAGTCAAAATTAAATTCTATGTCGCCAACGTTGTCAATGTTCAAATAGCTGAGACTGAATCCTAATTCAGAATCTACTCTGCCGGATCCCGGTTTATAACTAATAATTTTTGTGCCGACAAAAGTACTGGTAGTATATTTTTCACTGTCTCCAAAACTAACACCTGCTGAATCAAATGCATCAAACAACGGCGCTTGATTTACTGTGGTTTTTGTTTGGCTTGGCACCCAATTTGTACCGTCGTAGTGGAACATCCGTCCACCATTCTTATTACCTCTGCGTACCAATACCCCTTGACCTAATACACTGTCGCTGTCTTCGGTTTCTACAAGGTGTATCTGAGTAGTGTTGATGTGCCTGATAAATGTTACCGTGTATATTTTATTATTAGTCAATCTATCAGTATCAGCAGTAGCTAGTATTCTAGCACCTTCAAATAAAAATTCTCCATCGACGTTGTAACCTGTGCTACCTTCAATACGAGATAATATATCAGTGGTGTAATCGTCAAGATAATCCACAGTCTGTTTGGCCACCGATCCGTGGTTGTATAATTGCAGATTGGCTGAAAATTCTATAATAGGACGTTTAGCTCTAGTAGCTTCTTCAGCAGGAAAATCTTCACCACGTAGAGTGTAGGCAGTTTCTAATACAGTTCTATGGAACCAACGATTATATCGTGACCAAGGATTTGAATCGCCACTGTCTCTGGCTATAGTAACGTAGTCTTTAAAAGTGGGATAGGCTGTGGCATCGTCGAAAGGTTCTGTGTCAAATCCTGCATTATCGAATAATACTTCAGGCACCGTGGCTGTTAGCACCGGCACTATGAGATCAGAAAATTTTGTCAATGTTATTGCTTTTCCAACTCCTTCAACTAGCCATGTTTCTGAAGAGTATTTTTCTGGAATCACTGTACCTTGGAATTCAACTATCATCCCGTTGGTAAATGTAATGCCGTTGCTGCTGATATACTCACTCTTGCCAACGATGTCTTTGTCTACATTTAGATATGTATTAGATTCAATATTAGCGATGACAAATCTACCAAAAGCATCAGGAGTGATCAATCCCTGGTAATACAATGTGTCAGGAGCATCGTAGGGAACAGTGAAAGTCACTGTGCCATTTTCAATGCCGTTGTTAACAACCCCTTTGTTGTATTCCAGTGCTGTACCAGATGCTGCTGGTTCGAGATATTCCCAATCTTGGCTGTCTAAGGTAATAGAACTACCGTCTAAGGGATTTATATCACGACGTGCTCTATACAATTTGAAATCTGATACTGCAAGATCTCCTGCACTGTAACCATAACTGGGTTTGAATATCAAACTTCCTGTATCGTAATTTGTGCGGATACTGAATCCTTCACCGGGCGCATTGACTTTAAATTTGTAGGTCTGTCCTCGATACAATGTTAGAGTTGGATTATTAGTATATGCATCAGGAGTAAACACAAAACTATTTGCAGTTGTGCTTAACACTACTTTATATGTGCTGCTAACTGCGGCGCTTTGTCCGTACACTGGCACACTAGGTGGGCCATTAGGTACCCAATAATATTCTCGGTAATTAACAAACTTGTCCCAGGCTATGGGCGGATTCCAGGTATAGTGTTCTTGGCTAGTTATTTTGTCATCACGTTCATCTGTGTTGCCAAAGAATTTCAGTTGATTTTTGAAATCAATATAGTCATAAAAATTTTCAATCTTGTCATGATTTCGATAAATCACACCTGGTTCTAATTGATATGCACTTCTTAGTGTGGCATCTGTGTCTAGGTATAGATCATTGCCGTTGTAGGTTTTACCGAATCTACGACCAACATATCCTGTAATTTTGTCTAGCAATCCTGGTTGAACCAGCGGATCTACAACTCCTGCAAGAAACTTGTCGTTGGCCTCTGTTTGAAAAACTTTAGGCAGAAGTTCTACTGATTTTCTTATAGGTAGCTTGCTGAAAGGAAAAAATTTATCTGACATAGTTAATAGGTAGAGGATACCACACTGGTTATAGCAGAACCAATTTCAGCTGCTGTGATAGCCGTGACTATTTCAACATCTGCGACTGTGGCTCCGCTGATTAAGATTTCATCTGATCTGCTCTGAATCTCAAACAGGCTTCCGAATGATTGACTGCTTTGTTTAGGACATATAACTATGTTACTGATATCAGGTGCGGTGGAATTTAATATATAGGTAGTAAGTTCACTCATATAGAACCTATCTCCAAAATCCCAGTTGCTGACGTCAAAGAACGCATTTATCGCTGCGATAACTCGAACTTTTAAATCGTTGTCATTAATAGATTGCCCAGGATTTTTAACCACTTTGAATGTGGCCTGTAGTTTGGGATCTGCTTTTGAACCAAACAGCACTTTGTATTTCACTGTGTGATAAATGATCTCATCGCTGATAGATTTAATAGCTGATAGATTAGAGCCAAATGTGGTTCTTAGGCTGTCTGTGCTAGGAGGTTCTGGTGCAGTTGCGGTGCCGCCTGCAAGATAAATTCTATACGATTCATCATAGGATCTGGTTAATAAAAACACATCAATGATGTTGCTAGAACTTGGATCTATTCTGCGATCTACACTGGCGTTATGAATATACTGAAATTTGAGATTTCTTCGACCAATATTAGCCCTGTATGATCTATCGAGATCAAATGTATTAGTGGTTCGGTTTACTGCTTTCACTGCATCTTCGTCGATGGTGTAAAAATAAATCAATTGACCGTCGGGATACGTTACGGTATCTGTGAAATCAACTACTGATTCTTTTTCTCTGATCAATATCAAATTGTCTGAGTTGTCTACCAACTGATAAATTGTGGTACCATACTGATCTACAGTTTCTTTGAAGAACAGGTAATTTAGTGCTGTGTCTGCGCCAACTATCTGTTCAAATGAATCTGGATTATCTATGACGCCATCGTCGTCACTGTCTTGAAAACTTAATTTTATTTCGGTAGTACTTTCATACCCATCGTCAAATTTAATAGTATCACTGATTTCGAAGGCTACATCTTGCCGTAATTCTGTAATGAAACTGTTGTCGGTATTGATACCAAGAACATTGACCTGATCTTTGATCACGGCGCCTAGCTGATCGTTGTAGCGTTTTTCATTGGTATCGAAATAAAAACGATTCTGTGTCAAACTGCCAAACACATAGCTTAGACGCTTGATCCTTATATTGTATCTGTCTGCTTCTTTAACGAAGGCCACTAGCCATGAACTATCTGCATTGGTATTAGTTACATCTCCCGATTTTCCTAGACTGAAATCACTGACTAAATTAATATTCGTAGCTGTGACAATTTTCCAAGTAGATGTATCAGATTCGTATCTCAATCCAAAGTTTAAATTCTGCGCACATTGATTTACTATCTCTGTTTCTAGTGCAGTATCTAGGTCATTGATAAATCGAGGAACTATGCGATTAGCCACGGCACCTGTAGGTACTGCATCGCTAAATGTCACTGCTCCTAGCCCACTGGTCAGCACACCCCTACCTGCATTAGTACCATCACCTACCACAGACACCACCTTGGTCCATAGTCTATCACGCTGTTCAGAGTCTTGAGTATTGATGTCTACTAATTTACCTTTTTTAAATGCTTTTCCTACAGGTGCTGTGAATTTAATCAACGCTCCGTTGAGAAGATATTTCAAACTGGAGGTACTGTATATGCCTACTTTTAACAAAGAGTTGTCGACCACGTTCTTGAAATAGCCTGTGGGGGTTGATGTGGTCACACTCTGCCATACTGTGTTAGTATCTGTGAAAAGAATCCGATCAAATTTTGTAAAATAAAAATTATACACATCGGTATCTGTGAATTTTGGTTCTATACTTTGTCGAATAAAATTAATGACATCAATCCTGCTGTCAAATCTAAATCCCAGTGTTTCTTCACTTTCTTGTTTATAGATATATCCGTCGTCGCAAAATACGTTGATGCTGGAATATTTTCCGCTGGCATCTATGATATCAAAGTTTCTACTAATGCCACTGGATGTTCTATTAATTGATTTTATTTTTACTATATTCTGACTGCTGCTCAATGGTGCAAGATTATAGTCTTCAGCTGTGATCATGCGGTTCTGTGTGTAGTAGACCGCAGGAGCATTGGTTCTCACTGAATCTATATCTTCTGTAGCTGCTGAGTTAGCCACAGTAGATTGTAGAGCCAATCCCACTGTCAGCGTATGTTCTACTCCTGATTTGTTGAAATAACTAATACCAATATTGATGCCTCTAAGTTCATTGGGACTGATGGTATATGACAGCCCGTTACTGGTTCTATAAAATACTCTGAAAGATCCCTGTGGTAAATTACCATAGACTCCGTCAGCGAACACTAGATCAACTGTGTCATTTTCTTTGGTGTTAACTGCATATATGTTTCTTATATCCTGTTCTACACTGTTATAGGCTATGTTGTTACCTACTAATGTAGACACCTTGGTCCATTCTTCTAATTGCGCACCTGCGCTGTTTAATGAAAACAGCCAAATATCGTCATTGTTAATGTCAGCGGCATCGATGGCAATTTTTTCGTTAGGCGTCGGTACACCTATACCAAAATCAGCTAGAGCCAGTGTGCCTTGTTTAAACATCAGGAAAAATCCAGTGTTCGGACTGCCGGGACCTGTGGCGTCATTTCTATACACAAATCCCAGTTGATTGCCCGGAACCGGTGGTTCTTCATAGATGTTTTCACTGTTTTTAAATGCTGTAGAAACTAATTCAAATAGCATGCCTCTAGCAGCCACAGTTTTACTGAAACTGTAGATTGGCACATCTGTGCTGGTGGTTCTAAATCTATACTGCTCCGTTGGTATTCCCTGGATGGTAGCTGATCCTTGGCTGCGACCAAATTCTGTGTTATCTGCCATGGCCGAATTCAGCACCAGAATAAATTGTTCTAGCCAATTGGTATTAGTAGGATCGTTCCAGCTGACGATTTGTTGTGCAAGATTTCGACCGTTGCTGTCTATGATATCTTCGGTAGTGGCTACGCTGGTAAATTTCAGTAGACCTTTAGCGGCAATATTTCTCTTGGCATTGTAACTGAGCATGCGAGCAATACGCAACACGCTTTCCTTGGTCTCAGCTAGTTCAATAAAATTTTCTCTGCTGGCTAGATCTATTCGGAATGCTAGACTCTGTCCGAGAAATGCCACTGCGTCGATCAATGCTAGATATTCTGAACTTTCAATGTAGTCGTTGAAATCTTCGGGATAATTTTCACGCAGATATGTAATAATAACCCTGCGCAGATTTTCAAAGTCGTAGCTTTTGAAATCAGCATTTCTAAATGTCTGATAGATTCTAGTCCAGTCTTGGTTTAGAATTAGATTATTTTGTCTGCTGGTAGTGGTCATTTCAGGTCCCTATGCCAATATTTATGTTATAAAATAAACTGGTCATATTATCATATTGTTGGCTTTGTCAAAATCAAAGGTCATTCTTTCATTTACATTAAACGGAACATACACAATATCAGCCTGTATGCGTATGCCTTGGTCTGTGCTGTCTACTGTGACCGAATTCACTGAGATTCTTGGATCATAATTTATTATAGCTTCCACATCTTTGGCAATAATCTGCTTGACGTCTTCCGTGAAATTTTCAAACAGCATGTCCCAGATTACTGTGCCAAAGTCTGGATTTTCTAGTTTTTCTCCTTTACGGATATAAAAATGATTGATCAAATCTTGTTTTACAAGATCAATATCATAGAGCCTGTAATTCTTTGCGCTCTGTTGACTGCTGAAACCTTTGTACAAGAATACCCCTTGGCTTTCTGTTGTGACTGCTGTGGTATTGGCCACAGCTTTTTGATTATATAGTTTTACCATCTTTATGCGTCCCTATCTGTATTATCAGGAGTCAGTTGTGCAGGTGCTAGGTGTTCATGCAGCGCCCACGGTTCATGCATGGGTATGCGTTTCATAAAGCTCTTTACAATGCCTGATTGATATCGCTTGTCCCAACCTGCTGTGGTGCTGGTGGCTGGGTTATCTCGAAGATCATACGGTCTCACAAAGTCTGCGGTCACCGCAGTTTCTGCATTGTTAGGGCCGTTGAAATTGATTTTTGTACCATTCATTTTTAATTCTGATGTGGAACCTACACTGATATCACCGGTAGCAGATATTTTAAGTTCTGTGTTGGTAGCTATATCCATATCATTGTTGGCTGAAATCTTGAGTTTAGCACCTACTAATACATCGTGGTTAGCTCCTACTGTGAGCTTGGCATCGTTGTTGATCAAGAACTCCATGTCAGTGGCAATTTCTGCATGCCATTTTCCTGATTCTGTTCTAAAATTCATATTACGGCCTGCTTCAAAATTAATGTCTCTGTCAGCACGTATGTTGAGATCATTGCCGGTATGTATGCTCACACTGTCTTGGGCATAGATATCTATCTTTCCATTGCTGGTAAGTTCTATCCAAGTAGTACCCCTAGCATTACCTATATAAATCAAATCTTCGCTATTATGTAACAGTATTTGATGGCCAGTCCTAGTGCGCACTCTAAAATATTCATTGTAGGGCACTGTGGGTTCACTCTGTGAAATTCTTTTTTGAACTTCTGGATCTAATAGATCAACATATTTTACAGGGCCCTCGGCAGCTGTTTTTTCTCGGTGGAATCGATCATCGCCATCATCCATGACCAACTGAGTGCCACCTAGTCTACTGACAGGCAATGGAGCAGACTTGCTGTCTTTTTTTCCTATCACTGCTTTTTTAGCATTAGTTCTGCGATCTACTGGCCCGGGTGTTGAAATACCAAACACCATGCCGGGCAATTCTCTTCTAGGTGATGACGAACTTGTTCCACGAACATCATCTTCTAAGAGCCCTTGTTCTAAGAATCTGTCAGCGATAGGATGCACGACTCGAGGAAACTTTTCTGGATTTACTTCGGGCTTTTCACCTATAATGCGTTTGTTTACTTCTGCTACAGGCAACGGCAGTTTAGTGTTTCCATATCTAGTTTTGTCAGTGGCGTCTAGAGAATTAATCTTAGATCCTGCTATCGCAGGGACCATGTTGTTGATATTACGACCAGGAACACAGGCAAACCAATAGCCCTGGCTAGGATCGCCATCTACGAACAACACCAGCACATTTACTCCGACATCAGGCGGAACAAACCACATGCCATAGCTTTTTTGTGTGTCATTGAATCCCTCGATGGTAGAGTTTGTACCATCATTTTTACCCATATACTCAAAACCCGTGTACCCAAAGAAAGGAGGAGCGTATTTGACTATGTGTAATTGACTGTCATCACCGGGGTCGTTGGCTTGATCTTTTAACAGAGTTACTTCCAACGATCCCATAAATGTAGGATCAAGGTGACTGATCACTCTCGCAAGATATACACCCTGTGTAAGGACACCTGATTTTCCTTCACCTTCTGCTGATGGTCTACCTAATTCTGACATTTGTTATCCTTGTCCTAGATCTCTGTAATATCTAAAACCCACTCTAGTCGGTGCTTGATTAGAAGTTGTTCTAGTTGTGGGCGTGCCGTTGTTATTTGCAGCAGGTGTGGTACCGTTGTTTACTAATTGTGTTGCTGGTGCTGTATCACCTATAGGGCTGGTTTTTGGGGCTTCCTGCTCTTGGATCTCAATAGCTTGTGCGTCCACCGGAGTCACAGTGCCTGTGTTATCTTCTTCAGTGACTTCGGGGCCTTGGGGACCTGGCATTCTTAGGCATTTGAGTTTTTGTTTCCATTGCCCATCTGTAAAGGTATTTTCACAGGCCACGACTCTGTATATACCGCCGAAGGGACTCTCTTTTCCTTCTTTTGAAAAATCATATAACCCTGTGGTTTCATTGATATCCACTGGTGTCTTAAATGTTAGATAGATATAGACATTACCACTTTCATAATTCATAGTACCGTCGTTGGTAATTTGACTGGTGGGAGATGGGGCGTCTGCAAAATAGTTGGCTATTCCGCTGTCTACCAGCCAATAGGGATCTCCCATTATTTCTAAATTAACAGAAATTAGATCGGCGCTGTTACCGCTGAGGAACGCCTGTTGCATGGTTTCTGCCACATTTTGTTCTACTGACTTAGTCCCCGAACCTCCTTTATATCCCTTCAACAATCTAGGATCTCGTTTTGGCCTAGCTCTACCTAGTTGTGCTGCCTGAGAAGCAGGTGCTTTACCTTGACCTGTACCTGTAGTTGGATTACGAGTTTCTGCAGATGTTTGATCATTGTTGCTGGTCTTTGATGCCTCGTTTTCCGGTGCGGGGTTGGCTCCTGTGAAAAATAAGTTATTGATATCAATATCAAATCTCATTACATCAACGTTCTGACCTGTATAGATATATTGGTATTCTTTGACTACTTGTTTCATTAGTTCATGGTATCCCACAGGAGCTGCACTGGCATTAGAGAATATTGATTGATGGATAAAATATGGTACCACACGATATGTTATTTTTTTAGCAAAGTCGCCTATCAAAGCATCATATTTTAAAAGTTCAATCTGTGCATCTAATTTGAACCATTTGATAAATCCTTCTGGAGTGACTTTATCATTGATAGCACTGTAGGCATACTTAGAACTTAGAACGACCTGATTAATAATAGCAGTCAATGATTGTCCTTGTCCGAACTGAAATGCCCGAAGCTTGGGATCTATGGTCATTCCTTCTCGCTTGACTAGACCTGTTTTTTCATCAATGGTGTCGCCGGCACGTTTAAAGATATTTGCTCCACCTTTGAGTTGATCAAATCCTAGATCTGAAATACCTATTTCATTCATTGGCAGCAGGGCTTGAGGTATAATTTTTGTCGCTCCTCCGATAACGATAGCCGGCGGAGTTGCATTAGGATCAACTGTGGCTGATTTTCTTTGTTCCTTGTTACCTCCGGAAGAATACCAGTCACTGCTGGATCGTGGAAACTGTATGACATACACATCGGTTTCTGTGATCTTTTTTTCGGCTTTTAGTTTTTGTTCGTTTCTGTTTAAAACTGCTGTAAGACCGTCTGCACTGGTTTGCAACACTTCTGCTACTACTCCTAGGCTTTTGGCATCGCCCGCGATTTTTAAATCGTTGTATGTTACATTTATGGCATCCGAAAATGCTTGATGATTATACGGAATGCCTTCTACTTTATAGTTGGAACCAGCTTCAGTTACTGTGAATTTCATCGACACTAACTTCAACACAAAAAACTTGGGTTTGATTGAACTTATAGCAACTCCCAGCTCATCAAATCCCTGTATATCCATTCTCAGCACATAAGGACAGTTATCTAGATAACTGAGATATCCCGCATTTATGGCAGCGACCTGCATGCTCTGCAACAACAGGCCCATAGACTGTGGTTCTACTATATCAAAACTAAATTTAATAGCATTACTGTTACCGGTCTTTTCGTTGGCACCAATTATGCTGTTCATAACAAAATTGTTTACGAAATATTCCGGAGCTCCAAATATAGTGTTAACTCGTTGATTATCAAATCTGCCGCCAGAGCTAAACACAACATTTTGTAATTCCTGTGGACTGTTTCTATATGATTCAGGATTGTTAAATTGCTCTGG